GGGTGGCCAAAGAGCTGGGCTATTCATTGGCTCGGCTCAATGCCGAAATCACGCTAGAAGAGCTGCTGATCTGGTCTAGTTATTTTGAGATTCAAAATGAAGAGCAAGAACGTCAGATGAAACGACGACGGTAGACTGCTGATAGCGAAAGGGTTGTGCCGTGTCTGTCGTCGCCAACGTTGCCATTAACGTTGATAGCCGTGGCGCAACTCAGAAGCTGCGTGACGTTCAGTCACAGGCGCAGCAAACAGAACGTGCGATAGGTGGCCTTGGTGGAGCGATAGGCAAGCTTGCTGCTGCATTTTCTGTAATTCAGGCGGCCAAGTTTGTTTTTGTTAGTACCGCTGAAATTGAAAGCCAAACACGCAGCCTGCAGGTTCTAACTGGCAGCGCCGAAAAGGCTGGGCAGATCATTAAAGACCTGCAGCAGCTTGGTGCGGCAACACCATTTACTAGCACTGAGCTAATTGATTCAGCCAAGCGATTACAAGCGTTTGGAGTTGAAACGAATAAGGTTGTCGAAACAACAAGACGCCTCGCTGATGTAAGTGGCGCCACTGGTGCAGAGTTAAGCGGTCTTGTTACGGCCTACGGTCAAGTCCAAGCGAAAGGCAGGCTGCAAGGCGAGGAACTATTGCAGTTCCAAGAGCGTGGCGTTGCGCTTCAGCAAGTATTGCGCGAAGAATACAAGTTAAGCGGCGAAGAGTTTCAAGACGCGCTTAAAGATGGCCAAATCAGCGCACAAGCTGTTGAGTATGCCATCCAAAAACTTACCGCTGCTGGTGGCAAATATGCCGACGGTGCTGTCGCTCAAAGTGACACGTTGGCTGGTCGTTTAAGCACACTGCAGGACGCTGTACAAAACCTTGCGTCGCGCCTTGGCTCGATCCTTGCACCTGCAATGCAGAGCATTTTGGGGCTTGCAATTGATATCGCCAATCAGGTTAATAGCGTCTTTGAGACAATCCTGCTGCAGCGTCAATTAGGCGCAAACCTTTCGGCGCAACAGCGTGATCGGTTGTTCAAACAAGCGGGGCAAGAAGCCGAGCAAATCGCCAGATTACGTGGAGGCGGTCGCATCAATGCGGATCAATTTACGCAGTTACGAGAAGAGCGATTCCGCGATCTAATGCGGACATATGGTTATCAACAGGGCATTCTTAAACCGCCTGCCGCAACACCGCCTGCTGCTGCCGTTACCCTGCCGGGTCTTATGGCTGCCACTGGCGGCAAGAAAAAGAAAGAGGGCAAGTCTGATGCTGAACGCGAGGCAGAGCGCCTACGTAAAGAGCTTGAACGGTCACTAGAAGTTGGCGATCAGCTTGGCACTCAATTTGCTCGGCAGGTGGTGCTGCTGGACGAAAGCTCGGAACTTGAGCGCAAACGTTTACAGATTCAATTTGACTTTGAAGACCGCACCAAGCAAATTAACGAACTCAAAAACGAAGAGCAGCGGATTAATTTAACCACGCTGAGCGAAGAGATTAAACGCCTTGATACCCTAAAACTGCAGAGCGAAGAGCTTAAAAAGCAAATTGAGGAATACTACAAACTTGCTGGTCTTCAGGCCGGTGATCCGTTACGTCAAGGCGCCGGAGCTTTTAGAACGGATATTGACCTTGGCCCTCAAAACAAGGTCGCGACATTTATTCAGGACGCGCAATCCCAGCTGCAGGATCTTGAGACCCGTGCAATTAGCGTCGCGCAAGGAATTGGTGATGCCATTGCTAATTCTTTGGTTGGCGGTATTCAAGGCCTAATTGCTGGCACGCAAAACGCCAAAGAAGTATTTGCAAACTTCCTGCAAAGCATCGGGCAAGTTCTCGCTCAGGAAGGGACAAAAATGATCGCCACTTACATAGCAATTGGCATTGCAAGGCTTTTTGCCGGCCTTGGCGGCGGTGATTCTTTTGGCGGTAAAACTGAAGGTCTTGGGGCAAAAGTTTTTGGTTCAAGTAGTCCTAGCTTTGGTGGCTCAGCCTTTGGTGCCAGCGCGGGTACGTTTGGACTTGCCAATGGCGGCCCCGTCTCGGTTGGACAACCTTATGTGGTTGGTGAGCGCGGACCTGAGCTGTTTTTGCCGAACACAGGCGGCAACGTCATGTCAAACAACGACCTGCGTTCTGCCATGGGTTCAAGTTCCGCTGCAGCAGGTGCGCCAGTGCTCAACATGAGCTTCCAGACCACCAGCATTGGCGGAGTTGAGTACGTCAGCCGTGATCAGCTGGAGCAAGCCATGGCAGCCACCCGCCGTCAAGCCGCTAGCGACGGAGCAAAACGAGGAATGACAATGACCTTGGATAAACTGCAACAAAGCCCTGGCACCCGTAGCCGCGTGGGTCTCCGCTGATGACTGCTCAATTCCCAGGCATCAAACCATCCGAGCGCAACTTCCGCCTCGGACAGTTCCCCACAAAGGTATACCGCGCCTTGTCTGGCGCCACGGTCAAGCGAGCCTTTGGCAACCGCGCCTACGGCTACGAACTGCAGCTGACCTTCACCAACATCACCGACACAGCGGCATCCCAGCTGATCGACCACTACAACGGCACATCTGGCGGATTTAGCCGGTTCACCTTGCCCGCCGAAACATTTGCTGGAATGGATGTAACGCTAACCAGCAAGATCCAAGCGCCCACGCAAATCAAGTGGGAATACACCAGCCCGCCTGAAGTGCGTTCGGTCTACGTAGGACGCAACACGGTGACGATCAGCCTTGCCGGGGAGCTTGATTACTGATGAGCGAAATCCGCATCGCGCAGTATTTCAAACTGACAACTGCTAGTGGCGTCGTTCACCGCTATCAGAATTATTTTGTTGGCGCCAGCAGTTCGTACCTGAGTGAGTCCTACGGCTTTGCTCCGTTTCAGGCATCTGGTGCGCTTGCCACGTTGAACGGCGATAACGAAACGCTGCAGGTACTGTTCCCAAACTTAGAGGTTGTGCTGCGGCTGGTGGAGCAAGCCAACGGCAACCGCCTGAGCACACTGCAGTTCACAAACGCATGGCTAAACGCCAGCGACCAAATCCTTACCGCGTTGACCGATTACTACGTCGGCATTGGCGCCAGCTTTAGCGAAACCACTGTTGAACTCCGTTTCCGCTCTGCGATTGACAGCGTGGGTAGCGCCTTTCCAGCCAGAACCCTGACACGCGAAAACGTTGGCCCGCTGCCTCTCAACAGCGAGCTGTATTTGCGGTGAACGACCTGATTGGCCTGAAGCGTGCGTGGGGCGCCTACCCCGGCGATGGTTCAGGTACGGTCGATTGCTGCCTGCTGTTCGCCGAGGTTCGCCGCCGGCTTGGCTACTACGATCACACGCCAGATTTTGCTTGGTACTTTGAGCGCTATACCGACGACACATTTCCGCGTCGGATCATGGCGAAATGGCTGCTACAAAACGGCACGCGGCTAGATGGTCCTGAGCGTCACGCGGTTGTGTTGTTGCCTGGTACAAAGGGCGGCGCCATGGGTACAGTGTTAGACGACGGCAACGTTTTGTTTATCAGCGAGAGATCCGGCGTGGTGCTGGCTCCGCTTCCACCTGATTACGGCCATTACTTCAGGCTTCACAAATGACCCGCCGCCTACTGCCCTACGAACACCAGCTAATTGCTGAGCTGGGCATTAGCGAGCAGGAATATCTGAACTTTGTACAGGCGCAATTTGATCACACACGCCTGCCTGCGGACAAGTTAAAAGAACCGCAAAACTGGGAAACAGTTGCAATCGTGCTGACGATTGTTGGCGTTCTGTTTCAGGTTGGCGCAGCACTGCTGGCACCTAAACCGGAACTTCCGTCCCAGCAAAATCAACGCCGTAGACGTGATCAAACTTTTTCACCGCGTTTTGGTTTTAACAGTTCGCAGGAGTTAGCGAAATACGGCGATCCAGTCAATCTTGTTTATTGCAACACCGATCAAAACACCACGGGCGGCGTCCGTGTAAACACCTCGCTGGTCTGGTCTGCCGTCAAAAGTTTTGGCTCTAGTCAATTCATGCAGATGGCTGCAGTGATTGGGGCGGCAAACATTGATCCCGCTGGTATTGATGTAGCTCGCACAGCTTTTGGCCAAGCAACTTTGCGTCAAATGGCGGCGCAAAAGTATTGGCTGTACCTACGTCAGAACGGAATTTTACGTTTCAGCGACCTGAAGTTTGGCGGTGGCGTTGACCCGACAACAGGAACAGAGCCTTCGTCGGCCTATGTCTTCAAGGCATCTCTTTCTGGAGCAACAAGATCAGAAGGATTCAGCCAAGCTTTTTCACCTTCGACGGCAACTCGTTGTGGTGTAACATCCCCGATTCCCATCAACGTTTTATACCTAGACCGCGATGAAAAGGGTAGCTCTAATTTACGGGCTGATTTAGGTATTGAATTAAACGGTAGAGGCGGTTATTGGCCAGATAATCTTCTTGATAATTCACGTCCTGCCGTTCCGGTTGGAACTGTCTTCACACTCCGCTTTAAGCCTCTTAGTAGCAGCGGTGCCAGTGACGTAAGACAAGCGGCATCTGAATTGCGCCGCACGATGCTGAGTTCAATTGATGCTGCCAGCACTTACAAACTAGGCAGCGCAAAATTCCGAGTGAAAGGTCAGATAACCGACCTGGAGTTGGATAACGATGCAACAAATATCGACTTTGAGTGTATCGAATCGGGAGTTTGCCCGCAGGAGGATTACGGCACACAAAACTACAAGGCCAACGAAAAAGAAGCTACTGATGAAATTGTCAGAATAAATGCTGCTATTCAAGCATTATTAAACTTAATTAGTCAAACACCGCCAATACTTACGCCGTCGGCACAAGCGCGTATTAACGAGATAAATAGCCGTGTCGCAGAAATAAATGCCCTTATTGATAGCATCGAAGAACTGCGTGATCGTAAATGGACCACAGAAGAAATTGAATCCATCACAAGTGACGATGGGAGTATATATGATCCAGTCGTAATTCACTTTGCCAATAAAGTAGAAGACGCTAGGGAGCGGCGTCGCCTCTTCCAGGTTTATATCGACGACGAACTAGACAAACCAGCTGCCCAGCGAAACAGAGCAGCAATACGCAGCTGGAAAGAGGAAATTCGCGCTGTAAACAGGCGGCTAAAAAACATAACAGCAAAGCTAGACGAAGCAATACGTCAATACGGTTTCGCGGATAACGGTAAAGGGCGCAATCTCCGTGAAGATCGCAAAGCAAAACTACGCCGTATTCAAAAACTTAACGAGGAAATTGCTGATATTTATGGTAATTCCAGTAACGTCGATTCCGCAGCTACAGAAGCGCGGGCAAACGGCTGGCGTGCACAGATTGCAGCGCTGGAAGCCGAAAAAGCTGAGTATCAAGCTGTTCTAGACAATCCAGAACTGCAGAACGATTTCTTCAACACAAAGTGCCTAATAAAAATTGAAGAGGCTTCATACGAAACAATTACACCATGCCGAATTGTTGACTTTGCCCTAAAAGCTCGCGTGTTTAAGCGCGTTCAGGGCCGAGCCAAAACATACGGCGAAGTTGAGACTAAAACCTACAAAGACAGCGATAACGGCTACAAGATTCGTTCAATGTTTTTCTGGGTCTGGTATCGCCGTGCTGGCGGTGCATGGGCTCGCGTACCACGTATTTTCGTCATTCGCCGTGGGGCCGATCAGGATAACTACACTTTCCTTAAATTTATTGCTGACGACAATATCGGCAACTGGCAATTCAAGTTCGAACCGATTGCCGAAACCGCAGCGGAAATGCGCTACTACGGAGCCGCTGATTTTGCCTACATCGAAAATGCTGGCACAGTTCAGAACATTGCTGGCCCGGCTGGCGGCACATTTAACTTCACCGGAAAACTCCGCTCCCGCAATGGTTACCTAGCACCCATCAATAAAAACCCGTCCGAAATTGACGAATGGAGTTTGTTCTCCATGCGCTCGGATACACAACTGACTTTCAGTTTTGATAATGGCCCAGAACTAGAAATCAAAGCTGTCACGGAACAATCCACCGAGGCGTTCAGCAACTACCCAGAGCTGTATAACAACATGACCATGCTGGGCTTCAATGTCTACAGCGGTCAGGGCATCCAAGACCTGCGCTCCATGAGCGTATTCGTCAACAAAGGTCGTCTGGTGCGCCGCCTGAACGACGATGGCAGCTACAGCTCCACGCCAGATACAGCCTCCAGCTTTGCGCCTGAGATCTTCCTAGATACCATCCTTGACACGGTGGATGGCATTGGACAGTTCGCCAAGATCGAAGGAATCGACTTGCCTGCTTTGGCACTGGCTAAACGTTTCTGCCAGCGCAACA